TGTTGTTCCATTTGGACAAGTTGCATTACTATTTGGTCCATTATTATCTCCTAACACTATAAATAGTCAAATCTTACGCATTTCTCCGTAATTATTTCCTGCTTTTACATTAACCTTAAACATACCAAGATCAGTATTTGAAAAAACATTAATTATTTTCTTTAGATCTTTTTTATCTTCTTCTGCTAAGTCGATAACGATATTATCGTGAATTGTAAAAGCAATAAATGATTTACGACCTTTTAGGTATTCAAACACCTTAATCATCTGACGAAGAGCAAGTTGACCAAATGTAGACTGAATAAGGTAAGAGAGAGCGTGGTGATTATCCGCAGGAATTTCCATACCGTAGAATGTAGTAACCACTTCCCCATTCCAGTATTTATCAAGCACTTCTTTTTTATTGTAAATGACTTCAGCTTTTTCATTTTTTGTTTCTCCGTAAAGCCAAGCAAGAAATGCAACTTTTGCTTCATCTCTTGTTTTTATTCCGCCATAAATGTGATTGTTGTTCCAATCATGAATGTCTTCTTTTGGTTGTTCTTTACCTGCAAGAGCCAAAAACGTCCTAAGTTCTGCACCATTATAATCAAGTTCAATAAACCAATCATTTGTTGGTTGAATAATTGAACGATGATTTTTATCCATCTGCATAATTGGAAATGAATGTTTATGAGTTGATAGTCTTCCTGTTTTTGTTCCAAAGATGTTGTAATTAATATAGTGACTTACATCTGTATATTTTTGAATTATCTTTTTATCTGTTAAAGAAGACAAATCAATGTTTAGTTTTCTACTTTTAATGTCCCACAGAATCTCAGAAAGAGAGACAAGATAATCATAATCTTTTGGTTTACTGGTTGTATCCAAAATGTTTTTAACAATCTGAGATTTGACCTCATAATAATTAATAATGAAATGATCTGGAATCATATCAAAGATACAATTATCATCGAGGTTAATCTTTGCTGAACCAAAAGATTTAAAAAATGCTTTCATCTTGTTATTTAGCATTTTCCAATCACTTTTATAATCATCTGAAACAAATTTATTAATTTCATCTTGGCAGTAAAGGTAAGCATACTCACCATTTGCTCCAAAAGCAGGATGATAAGCCCAAGATTCAACATGGTCTGGAACTTCTTTTACTATTTGTCCATCGCAATAAAAGCCTACACAATCGCCTTTATTATCAAGCGGCTCAACGAGCATAGCAACCTCTTTAGAACTTGTAGTTGATCTTATAGCTTAGTCTTTTTGTTGTCAAGTTCAACATATCAAGATCTGGATTTGCACCATTTGCGACAACAGGTTTTGTTACTTCCTGTATATGTTTTATCAATATGTCTTTATTAAGACCATATAGCATATTAAAATCACTTATAAATTGATCATAATTATTTTGATCTTTAATAAGATTAAATTCTTTTAATTTAAGAAAATAATGAAATTTTAACCACCTATAATCATCATTTAGTATTTGATCTGTTATGAGAGTTCTTGGTTGTATTTTTTCGTTACAACTGTTTAGAACATCTGGATTTATTCTTAAAAATTGGTTGTATGTTCTTACATATTGTTGTTTTATAAGATCAAGTTCAAGAAGTATTGTTCTAACATAGAATGTTTCAAAAAATTGTTTTGTATTAGAAATATTATATTTTTGTAAATATTTCTGTGAATTAGGAGATTGAATATTAAAAACTAATCTCCAAGGTACATTTTTATCTACAAAAAATCCAAACTGTTCTGCTTTATCTAAGAAATAAGTAAAGTTTTCATCTTCTAAATAATTTATTTGTTTTTCTTTATCGCTTGATGCATCTTTATCTGATGCCAAATCAATAGTCAAACCATTTGATAGATAATTTTGTTTTAAAGAAAAAGAAGATAATGTAATAAAAGGATTTGAAACATTTAAAAAGTCTAAAGAGTAATTAATAAAATCTTCAAATGATTTTATCATATTTTTTTTATTATATAATTTTACATATCTAGTATAATAAAAATCAAATAACTCTATTATCTGAGTATTCATTTTGTCTACAACATTATATGTAGCAGATTTTGGTCTTAAAGGATAATAACTGGAAGGTTTAATTTTTCTTATATTAGAATCATAATTCATACTATTGTTTAAATCTAAAAAAGCATCTGCTACTGGTGCAACAACGAAGCATGAATTATTATTAGAATTAATTAAAGACTTTAATTTTGTATAAATTGGTAGTACTGGTTGTTGTTCGTGATCTATTTTTCCATATAAAGTTCTTTCTGTCCATAAGTTAATTGTTTCAATATTATTAACATTATAATCATCAAATATTGTAGAATATAGATCTCTTTTTGAAAACAATTCAAATAATTTTGTTTTATTTGTTGTATCTACAAGAGTACCATTATTTATAGCAACTTTTATTTCTTTACTAGTTCTTTTAATCATATTTTAAAGTTTCCATTATTTACACTTAACATCTGCCTTACAACTACCATCTCCGCTTGATTGATAAAAACAATCTAATCTAGTTTCGTATTTTCCATCTGCTATATCAGTAGTAATTTTAATTATATTATAATATCCACCTACACCCATAATATTAGAAAAAGTTTGATTTTTTTTCGTAGGATCTCCAAAACCATATGGTGGATGAATGAACACGGTCATACCAGGATAAAAAATATGATTACCTATCATATTAATATCGCAATTATAAATATCTCTTAAAGAAGATAAAGGTGTAAATCCTTCTCTTGTAGCTTTTGCTTCTTTTGCATATGGTTGATCAATTCTTTTAAATTTTATTGAGGTTACCAAACCTTCAGCTTTACCAACATAAAGATGCATAATTCCATTTTGTTCATCTTTTTGAATATCGCCATTTAAATCACATAAAGCCTCAGTAGAAAAAATACAAAAATAGTTATAAGTTTGTAATGCACCACTACTAGAAGTTAAAGTTGGAACTGCTGTAAATACACCTTGAGAATTAACTACAGAAGAAGCTGGATCACTGCTTGATTGGATAGTAAAGTTTGTAAAATTTATATCAATTCTTTTATTTATATTTCTTCCAAAAAAAATGCATTCTGGATCAAGTGCTGGTCTAAGTAATCCGTTTACTAGATCTTTTATTAATGTATCAAGTCTATAACTTGTTTTTGCAGGTTTAATAATTTTTTCTAAAAACCAAGCTTGAAATAGGTCTGTACTTATAGGAACCTCTCCTATATTATATTTTTTAGTTTTATTAGCACTTTCTCTATCATCAACATATTCAATATCACCAAGTATTATTCTATTATTTGTAGAACCCATACCATATACTTTAGTAATAGACTGTAATAAATCGCCAAAGTAAAAATAGGTAACTGACAATTCCTCGCCTAGCTTTACTTTTTTTTCTCTTTTAGAGTCTATTTTAGATTTAATATCATCTGGTTCGCTTTGTGCATTACTTTCTGCTTCTTCTTTTGCATCTTCCACTTCACTACTACTATCATCTTTTTCGCTTATTGTTGCTTCAAAAGATGGTCTGTCAGATGTTTCATTATTAATAAATTTTATCCATTTATTTATTAATTCTTCTTGTACTGTAAAAGTAAATAATGAAGAGTTCTTATATAAATCTTCAATAAACTTTCCATAAATTTCAGATTTTATTGTTTGTAGTTCAGCTTGCTCAGCTTTATTTGCTTCGGTTGATGCTTTTAAAGCATCTTCTAAAGCTTTTTTATCTACATCCTTACCACAATTTTTAACTGTTTTTCTTGCTGCTTCTACTTTTTCTCTTTCAGTTTTAGCCTTTTGTAAAACAGTATTGCTTGAACTTATTGATTCTATTTGCTTATAGAAATAATCAGTTTCTGGATCGTTCATATACTGTTGAAGACTTCCAAAATAGTTCACCTTTAGTTCTAAAGAACCCTCTTCAGTAAACGAAAGCTCATGAGTTGCTAAACTAAGATCTAATAAAAGTTTAATGTCTCTTAATCTTGCAACTGTTTCTTCGGTATAAATTGAAGTATCTTCTATTAAACTATATGATAATTCTACTTGTAATCTAAAGTCTTTTGCATCAAATGCATCTTTAACATTATTAGGATTTGGTCTTTGTATTAATGTTATGTATTGACTTGTAGAACCTATTTCTGATGTGCGTTCTCCCTTTTCATCGCTTTTGTCTGTAGGATCATTTAGACCTGTTTGGTTTCCAGATACAGTATTTAATGAACCAACATTAGTAACATCAGTATTTCCTAAAAATTCTTGAACTGATGAAAAAACAAATGTAATAGAAACGTCTACTGCTCTTTCTGCTTCAACTGGGTTTGTACCAGCTAATGTATAGGAAAGATTTTTTATACCACAACCAGTATAAAAAGACATATTTGCATCAATGTTATCTTTTCCTAAAAAATCATTTAAATTTTTATTAAAAACAAATTGTCTTTTCTTTTCTTTACCTCCATCTCCGCTGTCAATTCTAAATAATTTTATTACTGGATACATTGTTGCAATTGCGGCAGTACTTAACTCTCCAAGTTCTTTTAAATTTTTTCTACCACTTAAAGATGCTAGAACTTGTGAAAAACTCTCTTTTTTATTACAAAAATATGCTGCTCCATTTGGAGCTATTGGTACATTAAAAGATGATTGATTATTTAAAATTTCTTCTGTATAATCTAACAAATAACAGTCAACAGAAAATTCTTCTCTTTTCTGTTTCTCTGTTTCTTCTTCTGTTTGTGTACTAGAAGTGCTAGTGTTTGGATCTCTAAATAATATTGGTCTTTCTCTTGACATTTTTTATCCGTTATGGGTTCATATAAGAAAATAATTTTTCTAACAAGGTTGGTATTAATATTGTATCACCTATGCTAATATCATGCTCTGTAGGTTTTTTGTTAAACATTGCTATAACCCACCACATTTTTGTATCACCATAATATTTGCTAGATAATTTATAATATCTATCTCCATATTTCCAAGTGTGCTCAACATATGGTATAGTTAATAATTGCTGATTTGTTGGAAATTTAAAGTTTGTAGTTTCAAAATGATTAATAAATTTTACATTTCTTTCTCTAAAGAAACTTTCATATAATTCATTTTCATTTTGTATAAGTTCTTTATTATAATATCTGTTCATTAGTTAGCCTTTATATCTTTCCAAATGGAAATTGTACATCAAGACCATCAATACCAAAAGTATTTTTTGAATTAAATGCTATTGGTATAACTTGCAAAGGAACAACTGTCATAGCGACTTTAAATTCTTTAAATGCAACCTTAGATGCAATACCAGTTTTTTCTATAGTTCCAGCCTGTGTAGCTGTAAAATCTCCAATCGTTGCAACTTTTCCATATGCAAAACCAGTTGGACCTATGTTTACGTTTTTTAAAATACAAACTTGCCCTTCGTCTTCATTAAATGGATCTTGTAATAAATTAAAAAATTTAAATCTATAAACTGGTGTTTTAACAATCACATTTTTATCGTCATATTTTGGATATAAAAGATGAACTATTTTATTCATTGTAGTATTCCAGTTAGTGTTTTCGCCAGTACCTTGACCTATAATAAATGATATCTTTAAATTTCTACTTGTATTTTTATAAGTTACAATTGGTTCGTTTCTTCCATATACCATAGTTTCTGTATAATTTGGAGTTATTTCAGAAACATACTCAATTCTTGTAAGTTGACCATCGCCAAATATGATTTCGTTTTCTGATCCGCCATAGCCTAATAATTTTAATTTTGCAGACGCCATTATAAAATAACTCCTTGTTTATCCTCTAGTTCCAGCGGCGGTAGTGTTTTTGACAATGACGTTACCACCACCAGATGCATTGATAGCACTAATTGCTATTCTTCCAATTTCTCTACCATCTACTTTGAGTATTAAATCTCCACCTTTTGTTTCTTTTAAGACCTTCTGGTTTTATTTCTTTATGTATTTTATTTAAACCATCAAGAGAATCAACAACTACTTTTAATCCAGCAGATCTTTGTGGTGTTATAGCACTTAATATTTTCTCTAAATAGTTGCCACCAGTTACATTCATTACAAACGAAGCACCTGCAAATGCAAGCATAGCTGGAATTGCTGATACTAATCCTAGTGCAAATATTGGTAATACTGAAGCTAGTCCATATATAGCATAAAATAATTTAAATGTTGATGTAGCCATTTTAGCCATCGACTCAGCAATCCTATCCATTATACTTGGTATAGATTGCATTACGTTTCCTAACATTTGAAATGCCATTGCCATATATTTTGGAATTTCATATAGCATAGGAGATCCAGATTTGTGGAACCAATTATATAATGCTTTAAGTCCAAGTACTATCCATCCAATTGGTCCGAGAACAAACAACAAAGTTCTTCCCCAAGTATCAAAATTCTTTATAGCAGCATATACTACTGCAATTAATGCTACTATAGCTATCACAACAAGAGCTATTGGATTCATACTCATAATAACATTTAATGCACCTACAGCAGTAGCAAATAGCCAAGTTGCAGCAGTTCCAGCAATTGTTGCACCAGTTGCTAACAGTTGGCCTACTCTAGTAGCCATTAGCTGAGTTCCTAATATTCTTTCTGCTACAATTCTTGCATATGTAGAAATTGTGGTTTTATCTGTTATTAGACTAGAAGCAAACATTACAATATTATATGCTATACTTGCAGCTCTTGCTATAACCAAAACACCTACAACAAATCCAATTGTCATTGCTGCATATTTAAATACGCCCGCTAATATATCAATTATTGGAATATATTCAGAGAAAAAATTGAAAACTTTTCTCATAGTTTCAAACTCATTTAAAAAATCACCAAAATAAGATATACCAGCTTTAACTGCTTCAACAAGGAAATTAATTGAACTTATACCTAAAACAAAACCATCTATTAAACTAGAAAATATGAATACTAAAGGAGTCAAACCAAAAGCTAGTTGTTGAGAAGCTACTTTTAATTTATCTAATGAAGAAGAAGCAGATTGAACCATAAGATCAAATCGTTCAGTTTGATCTTTTGATTTTTGAGCTTGTATTGTATACTTGTCGTATTCTGATAATGACATACCAAAAAGCTTGTTTGCTTGAGCCATATCAGTAATACCAGCAGCATTAGCTATTGACATTTGAGTATACTTATCTAAGTCTTTAAATTGAACGCCTTGTGACTGTACCGATTCAACAACCAATCTTATTCTTTCTTCTTCTGTAGCTACCAAAAGCTGTGAAGAGTTAAGCAAGCCACCACCAAGAACAGCATTTAATTTACCTGCTGCTTCTGCTGCACCTTGGAATGTATCCATTTTCTTAACTACACCCAAAAGAGTAGACACTTCAAGACCAGATGCTTTTGCAGCAGCTTCCAATCCTCTAAATACCTCTATACCTTTTTCACCATAAACAACAATTGTTGATGCAGCAGCAGCAAAATCGCTTGCTATTCTTTCTGGAGAGGTTCCTAACACATTTGCCATTACAGCTAATTCTCTAGAAGTCTGCATTGCTTGTTCTTCTGACATTCCAAATGACTGAACTAGTGTTGACATATTTTTAGCTGCTGTATCTGCGCTTATTCCTAAAGCACTTAAATTTGCTATTGTTGATGCTAATTCAATTTTTGTTCTAGAAGATGTTTCATTAAAATAAGAAAAATTCTTAGCCAAAGAAATCATAGCGTTGCCAGCAGCTTCAGAAGAAACTCCATTATAAGCAACAGCATTTGCGGCACTATTCAATTCATAAACATATCCACTTATTGCACCAGTAGCTTTTGATAATGCTGCTCTTTGATTATCCAAAGCAATAACACCTTCATATGTAGCTTCATATACTTGTTGTAAAATTGAAGCACCAATTTTTTGTGGGTTTAAATATTCTTGTTCAAACTTTTTTCCAAATGAAACTAATGATTCTTTTTTAAGTTCTAATGTACCATCATCATTTGTTAATAAATCAAATACACTTCCTTTTTGAGCTTTTAAACCAAACTTTTCTGCAATAGTCTTTGCAATACCATCTGATGCATCTTTTTGTTGTTTTAATGTTTGTAGCTTAAATTCTTCTTGTTGTATTTCTCTTTGTTTTTGAGCAATATAAGCGGCGGTAAGTTCAGAACCAGCAGCTTTTGCTTCGGATACTTCTTTATCAAGTTCAGCTAATTTACTTTGAATAACTAATTCTTGATCTTTAATAGCTTTATTTTGTTTTAAAACTTCAGTTTTATTAGATTCTTGTTCATAGAGTTCATTTAATATCTCTCTTTCTCTTTCAATAGACTTGAGCCTTTTTTCCATAAGCTCTGCCGAATTTCTAATTCTTTCTTCTATTTTGTCAAGAAGAGCAAGTTGGGCTTCTAATTCCAATTTTAGACTTTCAGCAAAAACTGCACCAGTTCTAAGTGCTTCTGCAATTCCAATTTTAGACTTTCAGCAAAAACTGCACCAGTTCTAAGTGCTTCTGCTTGCTGATTCTGTAGTTCTGTTATTCTAGCACTAACTAACGCTTGTTTAGTAAGATCGTCACTTGAAGCCATTTATAAATTAATTCCTTTACAATAAATAGTACAAAAGAAAAAAGCCAAGAAGGTTATTCTTGGCTTTATCTTACTTGGAAGAAGCTTTTGCTTTTTCCATTTCTTCGTTTTGTTTTTCAAAATGTTTTGCTAATCTGTCGCAGAACCAATTTCTTAATCCAATTGGAAGATTGTATAACTCAAACAATGACCATCCACCGTGTAGTTTCATAATGAAGAACTGTTCGTAAACAGACTCCATATACTTATCGTTTAGGCCAAAAAAAGTCCGCTGTAAACGGAACCTCCATTGAGTCTTCAAACTCGCAAGCGGAGCAAACAAAGTTTTGTTCAAGTTCAATATTTGGGTTTATGTTCTTATAAACAGTTCTCAAATATTTTGAATCTTTGGCTGGAATATTCTCAACCATTTGGGTTAGTTTTCTTCTATCAGTCTCACCATTCATTGAAACAATAAAGTATTTCATTTGTTGTGTCATTGTGCTTTCTGGTAAGTTATTCTTCTGTTGTTCTTGTGATTTAACAACCATTTGTCTTTCATCTAAACCTGTGAGAAGTTTTATTTCAACTTCTATTTTTGATAATGGTAATCTAACAATGAATGTATTTTTCTCTGTTATTATTATACCAAGATTATCCAATTCTTCTTTTGGAAGAGGATAAGCCATAGTATTTATATTTAAATCAAATGTATGTTGAGAACTTACTCCACAAGATGGGCAAGTAATCTTAGTTTCATATTCTTCGCCATAACCAGATATTCTTGCTGCAACAATTAAAGCGTTCTTATCACCAATCAATAAGTTATCAACTTTAATTCTTTTATCAACAATAATATCATTTAACATCTTATCAACTGCTAAACCTTTTTTAAGTAAAGCTTTTGATGTTAGAGTATCTTCATCCTTTGCTGTCATATGTCTTATTTCAATTGTATCTTGCATATATAGTGGATGTTCTGGAGGATATAAAATTCCTTTAGATGGTATTTCTACAGCCTCTGTTGGTGTTATATATGCAAATTGTTCTGTCTTTTCGATCACTGGAGTTGGGTCTGTTGTCTGTTCTATGGCCCCAAATCTTTCTTCGTTATTTCTCATTTTAGCCTCTGGTTAATTTATTTTGCTTTTGCCGCACAGATTTGTTCTTTTGTTCTACCACCACCTGCTATTTCTCTCAAGTCAGCAGCAGTTAGGTTACATTGTTTTATTGGTGTTGGTGCTTTTTTAGCTTCTACTGGTTTTGGTGGTGGAGCGGGTGGTGGAGTAACAACTTGTTCGTGATTAGGTCTAGGATTAGATCTGGATTTGGGCTTTGGAGTTGCTGCTCTTTGGGCGTCTTCTACTGCTTTTGTTCTTCCTTCAAAATCTGGGGCGGTCCAATCCCATGTTGTTCTTTTCCAAGGCTTGTCAAGTTGTTCACGATTACCATTTAAAAATTCTTGATTTGCTTGTGGAAGTTCTGTACCATCTCCTAATGTTTTATTATATTGAGGATAATAATTAGCTCTTTTAAATTTAAAAGATAAACTTATTTCAAGTAAATCATCACTATTATAATCGTGATCTCCAAAATCAACTTTAGTAATCCAAGGGTGTGTTAAAACCCAATATCCGTTTGCATACATATTTCCAAACTGTATCTCTTGGGTATTTATTTTATAATCTGGTGCGGCTTCTGCTGCAATTTCTCTTCCTGTGCCAAGTCTTCTACTTAATGCTATACCTATTTGTCTTGTTTCATATCCCATAGAAAGATCATAAATTTTTATTCTAGATCCTAAATATCGTTCAGATACTGGATCTGCTACTTGATCCTCAAAAAATCCTTTATTAGAGCTAACATCCCCTTCAACCGAAGGTGATCTTGCATATGCTATTCTTGCACTAGTATATCTAGTTAAAATATCATCCAAGTCTTGACCTACTTCTGGAGCAAGTGTATTACTATAAGGATTTACAAATTTTACAGTTATTTCCTGCCAAGTCCATGATGTTGGTAAGGCTACACCTATATCACCTGTAAATTGATTTGCATAAGAATCTGTATCATAACCAACTTGGAACTTTGGACGATTAATTGATTTAACTATCCAAGGATATTTTCCTTTAGTTAATTCATCAAATTGCCCACCAAACTCTACAAAAAATCTAGACTTTCTTTTAGGATCGACAAATGAATTAGACCAAAAGTAGTTCTTATTTGTTTTAAGTGCCATACTAGTATTTAGTCTAATAAGTTATTATTTTATCGAACGAGATAAGAAGATTTAATTTCTGATCCGTCTTTGTTGACGGAGAAGAATTCTGCCCAATCGTATCTTAGCTTAACTGTTACTTCTTGTGCATCATCTGAGCTATAATCATTTGACCCAAATTGAATATCTTTAATCCAAGCATTTCTTAAAGCCCACTTTTCAACAGTATAACCTTCATCATCAATTTGTAGAATGTTTATATTACCCGTTGTAGCAACCGCGCCAGCCTTTGAAAAAGATTTAATACCTGTACCAGCAGTACCAAGATTATCACGAACATCGCCACCGTTTAATGCTCCTGCAACTAATGCTGGGCTTTGATAACCAAAAGCACTAAGTATTTGTGTTAGGTTGTATGACATATCTGGTATTTTTTCTATACCAATATCAGCATTTTGGCTAACACCAGTTCCAGCAGGATCTACAATTGACATACTTATTTCTTTCCACTCTAATTTACCAGGAAAGAAAAAATTATGACCTAAAAAGGTGTGTTTAGTTTCTGTTATTGTAAATCCAGGTTTATCAATTTTTTTCACAACAAACGAAGGAACATCAAAGTCTCCACTTATTGGATTGAATTGTACTAAAAATTTAAACTTTCTTTTTGGTTCTACGTTTGCTGAACTCCAAAATGTTGCCATTACTTATTTCTCCCTAATATATTGTAATTAGTATTAGTCTGCAAATGCTGCACCAGAACTTGAAATATTAAAGTCAATTGCAATAAATTCAATTGCTCTAGCTGGTCTTAAGTAAATCTTTGCGTAGAGAATATTTCTATCGACAAGATCTGGTGTTGTTGTTGTACTGTCAAGGACTAATCTATATTCAGTAATACCAAGTCTAGATTTGACGCTCTCTAAGAATGGCTCTACTTCTGATTTGAATCTTGCCCATGTAGAAGAAACGTTTTGTTCAAACAAAAGTGTTGAAGCAATTATTGAAATCTCTCTCTTCAAGTAAATCATTAATCTACGAACGTTGATTCTATCAAGCGCAGATGGTGTAACTTGAAGAGTCTTTTGACCAAAGATTACAATACCTTCTGCTGGGAATTGTGCAATTGGATTGATATTAGCTTCATATAGTAAATCACGTTCTCTTGAGTTAAGTCTTTGTGCTACAGCTAATACTGGAACACCACCACGACCTTCGCTTAAACCACCTCTGGTAAACCCTGCTGGAGCAAACCAAAGTTCTTGTGATGCTTGACCATAAGAAAGAGCACCTAGAGCAACAACTGATGGTGGAACCCATACATTTTGATTGCTTATAGTGTCTCTGATTTGTACCCAAGGATAGTAAGTTGCACCATAACTTGAATTAAAGCTTCTAGCTTTTAGAGTATTTACTACAGAATCAACTGTTGGACCTAATCTATCAGAAGTTGTTATTTGTCCTTCAGAATCTGGTTTGTAGCTTGGTAGATCAATAATAGCCATACAGTCAGCACGATTTTCCGCTGTTGTAACCATGTGTGTAGTTACATTAGTATTGGTAACACCTGGCATTGCAATTATATCTGTGACTATTAATTCTGGGTCTGCTACTGTGTCAACTGCTCTGCGTAGTGTATACAACTCATAGCTATTAAGTTCAGTTTCTGTACCATTGAATTGTGAGTTTCTAAATGCATCAGTTTCTGTTATATCAAGACCATCAAAGCCTCCAACCAATGGAGCAACGAATTTGTTGAAACCAGCACTCAAAACTGCTTCATAACCAGCAGAAGAAGTTAGTGTAGTTAATTGATTTACATAACCATTTGCAGTTATTGAAGTACCAGCAACTCTGCTTCCAGAAGTATATACTGCACCATCAGTAGAAGAGCCAGATATATCATCTAATGTGAAATAGAAAGAGAATTCTCTGTTGCTTTCAATATTGGTAGAATCTGGATCATTGCTATAGAAACTTGGGGCCATTCTTACATAATCAACATATGATTTATCAACCTCAGTCTTTGTAGCTTTCAAAGTTACATCATAACCAAAATAAGCTTTTGTATAATCGTTAAGTTTCTCTGCTGAAGCTGATACTCTTAAAGCTGGTGCTGGGAATAAGAATTTTGCATCAAATGTATCTGTTATGCTACCTGTAATTTTTAAGAACTTAGATGCACCAGCTTGATTTTGTGAACCAGAAGCTACAACGAAAGTGTTTGATGGAGTAGCAGTAGAACCAGTTCCAAGAACTTGAAGTTGCTTGAATCTTACAGGGCCGTAGAAACCAAATGGAAGTAATTTTGGATCAGTCAAAGCATTATCTACTTCTTGATTCATTTCTACATAAACGTATCTTGAAAGATTTGGATAGTTACCAAACTCTCTATATCTCTTTTCGGTATCGCTCCATTCAATAAATCTATCACCTATTTTTCTTGCAATATAATTTTCAGAAGCTGGGTTTAGATTTAGGTTTGTAAATCTTTCAATTATTTGTGGATTTAAATCGGTATCATTTGCTCTTCTGATTTCTACAGAGAACGTACCGTATTGTTCATAATTTGTTCTTGGACCTTTTATATCTGAAATTGCAATCTTAAGATTCTTTGATTCCCACTCACCAGAGTCAACAGTAATGAATCTGAAAAGTTTTGTCATATTGGTTGGGGAATATGAAGAAGTATCAAATCCCAAATCTTGACTGAAGAACCAGCCTGTTTTAGATTTTTTCATTCCAGTTCTAAAATAACCACCATGAGCTTTTGAAGATGAATCAATATTAGCTGCTAACGGAGCTACAAAACCATATACTTTACCAGCGGCTGTTTCTGTGATATATTCTGCTGCTGATCTGTCAAATGTTTCACCTAACCAATAATTTTTAAGATTACTTGTTCTTGTAATAGTTGAATTAGTTAAAGAAGCATTTGTGTTAAAAACGTCACGAATATATTTGTTACTGTCTTT